GTGTAGTTCAGCTCTGGAGCAGAAATCAGCTTGGCCTCCATGACCGGCTGCAATCCTTTGACCAGCTCTGCGTATTGCTTTCGTGCGACAACCCTGGCTTGGCGATAGTTGTCGGCAGCCTTTTTGACTGGCTCGAATATGAGCTTAGTAAATGGGCCGCCGTACTTGCCGTCCATACCCTCGACCCATTGCTCCATCCTGCGAAGCAAAGCACCGGCGAACTGCAGCTTTCGCTTTGCCTCATCCTTCTTGGTAAGCGCCTGGGTCTCGCCTGGCATCGATGCCGGCACACCAATCTCATCCATCCTAGCCACCAGCATTTCTTCGGCTTCTTGGATGTCAATCAGGTCACCGTCAACTTCCATCTTGCGGCTGCGCTTGGACATATGCCAGAAAGCACCAACCTCATCAGCCAGGGCTTTAATCTCTTGGACCGTCAGCTGGTCGATTGGCTTGGCATCAGCGATGGCCGCATCCATTGCAGGCTTTAGGGATGCGTACATGGTCGGGTCATTTGTCTTGACCAGCTCCATATACTCGTCAGCCTTTTTACCCTGGGCTGGCGCTAGACCGTATTGGGCAAGAATTGCACGGGCAGCATTCACAACGTCAGGATCACGACCACGCTTGACCAGTGTCTCGTTATTGCCACGGTTTACGGTCTTGAAAAATGCCATGGCCTTTTGAATCTCAGCCTGGGCGTCCTGCATTGCCTTGACGGTGTAGTGATTTAAGAGCTGGTCACGCTTGGCCTGGATGGCTTTTTTGGTCTCGCCCTTCTTGGTAGCTGCAGCCCACTCTTTAGATGCACGAAGCTCTGCCCGGCGGTGATTCTGAATCTCACGCTTAAGCAATCTGGCGGGAGTCCGAGAGGTGACGTTGTCAGCAAATAGCTTGGCAGCCTGCATCAAAGAATTGACGGTGATTGCCCGGCCACGGACATTTTTTCGACCGGTATCTGTCGTGCCTGCAAGAGCATCTTCCTGGGCCTTTAGCTCTGTGGCCAATGCCCTGGCTCGGACCTCGTTGTGGACCGCTTCCATGGCCGCCATTTTGAGCGCCTCTGGGGATGTAATGTCACCGTACCGATTCAGCATCTCTTCGGTAGTCATGCCATCAACCATCTCTTTTTGCGGCGTAGCAACAATCAGCTCACGGACCAAAATGTCGCCATTTACAAAGCCGAACATGTCAGCAACCAAGTCTGGATGCAGCCCTTCTTTGGATGTCATGCCACGCAGCTTGGTCAGGTCTGGACGAGCAAGCATGGTCTCTGGGAACATCTGCTCGATGGCTTCGGTTGATAGCTTGTAACCCTGGGTAGCCTTGACCGTGTCACCGGTCTCCAGGTCAACCATCTCACCCGTGCGAATCCAGCGCATGGCCCGGTAGATTGGCATCAATGCCACACGCTCACGGACCTCATTCTCAACGCCTTTGCGAAGCTCTGTTGCCTCACGCTGCATCTTCTTGATGAGCTTGCTTTGAGCATTGGCAGCCCATTTCAAGTCCTTAAGACTACGGGCTTGCAGCTCCTCGATGGCAACATCGGTAGCTTCTTGGTTCGGCATCAGACCTGCTAGACGCTCGGCATCTGCAATCTGCTCTTCGGTAGCAAGCATCCGGTCAAAGACCTGGCGAATCTCTTCTGGCAATTGCCGGCCCCGGCCACTGATGATGTCTTTGATTGCACGGTATACACGCTTAAGCCAGGAAGAGAATGTGCGAAACATCGGTTGAAGCTCTGGTGTTGGAGCCTTGCCATCGAACATGTAGCGCTCAAAGCTCTCTGCAAACATCTCATGGTGCTTGCGCTTTTGCTCAACAGTTAGGCCCTTCCAGGTATTCATATCCATGCCAAACCAGGCCATGACAGTACCAACGTCATCAATTACGTTCTGCGGAGCATTGGGTCTGGATGCAAGGTCAACCATCACCTCCAAAAAGAAGTGGCCAGACTCATGGATGAATGTTGACAGGTCGGCGCTCTGGGTCAGCTCAATCAGCATCTTCTGAGGGTTGAAAGTTCCACGAACCCCAGCAACGGATGGCATCTGGAAAAAAACTTGAATTCCAGTCGATTCAATTCCTTCGGATAGCGCACGAATCGCTAAATCTCTATCTCCATCAATATTGTCGTTATAAGTGCGAACTTGAATTCCATATTTTTGCAGAATATCAAGTGTTTGCTGCGATGCCGTATCGGGCACAACCGCACCGGCAAACTCATCAAGAGTAACAATACGGTCTGGCTTTGCCTCAAAATACGGAACCGGCGCATTCAATAAATCATTTGCTGCCTGAATTGCAAAATCAATATCGTCATCAGAAATAGTGTCCGCAGCCAAAAATCCTTCGCGCTTCATGGCTGCTCTCATAGAGGCCGGTGTTTTTTGTTTCCCGGTAGACCATCTAGCAAGCGCTCTCATTGACGCATCAAGCTGTTCCCATGTGTCCCCATCCTTGAACTCTTGCTCAAGCATCATTTCACGGTAATTGCTTAATGTTTCATCTGTAGCGCTTCTAGCTTTTTTGTATTCCTCTAAATCGACAATTGCAGTCTTGGCGGCCTGACGCATCTGCTCAACATCGCTGAATTGAACAGTAGACGCAGCACGAACCTGGCCAGTGCCGTATGTCATGGTTTTCTCAGCGCCGCGCTTTGCCTCACGCGCCATTACCTTTGCAATGTTCGGCAGTGTGTATGGAACCTTTTTACCGGCAACACGCAAAAATGGATCGCTAAACTTGGATACAACCTTATCCTCAACCCAGGCCTTGTATTCAACTTTAATTGGCTCAAGCATTGCATCAATTGCTTTGCTCGTTTCGTAGCGGTCTAATACCTGCTGCCCAGCGCTCTGAATGTCGCGGCCAAGCCTGTCAAACGTGCCAAACCCAAACCCGCCAACAAACTTATCAACAAGACTTTTTGGCAAACCTTTTGCGCTGTAATACTCGCGCACAATTTGCTTGTACTTTTCTTCAAGCGCCTTAAATTCTGGAGATTCAATTGTTGCGGCAGCGCCGCCAGATGAGTCAACAGCCTCATAAAACGGACGAATTTCTTCAATTTTTTCTGCCGGTATGTCTGTCTGCATGCGCCGAGACATCATTACTGGCGCGACATTCATTCCCTTTTTTCGCAAAAACATTGCGCGTGCAGATGTAGACCTTAGCCAAGAATCTACAAGCTCATTTGCATTTGGCTTGTTTGCCATCTGGTCATAAGTCCGGTCGGCAATGTTGTCATCAAACTCGCGGTCAAACGGTTGCAACTGCCGCATTAAATCAATAGCTTCTTTTGGCTTTACTTTGTTCCACTCAGGTTTTGGAAACCGGATGGTGTATGCGTCAGCACTAAACACCGGTTCTTTTGTTGGGTCTCCAAGTTCTGGTTTCCCAATTAAGGTAATTTCGCCAAACCCTTCAACAGCGCCAACATCTTCAGTAATCACTCCAATTGAAGGAACCGGCAACCCGCCCATTTTGTCTGCAAATTGCAATGAGTCTTCGGCAATTCCATGAACCGCTAAAAGCCTTGGTTTTTGCACTTGTTCAGACTGTGCATAGACATTGCCCTGATCGTCCAGCATGCTGCGTTCAATCATTCGCAGCTCTTTAAGCGGGATGGTCTGTAGCTGCGCTGCATCAGTAATCAGCACAGGAGCCTGGCCAGGTACTACCCGATAGACGGCATGGCCAAAGTCAATCATGGCCGCTGTTGCATCTTCTACGCTTCTAAATCCCTGGCTGGCTTTCTTGATTGCGTCAAGCAATCGCTCTTCTGCCGTGTTGCCGGTGATTTCTACCTGGGCGGCCTGCTGGATTTTTAGCGAGAACTGCTGATAAAACTCTTTTGGCGTGACACCGGTGCGCTCTGCCATGGTCGAAAAGAATGCACCCTGCATGGTGGCAAACCATTCGTTGACATCAGGCTTAAATGTGCCCACATCGTTGAGCTGTTTTAGGATGGCCGACTTGACCTCGTCCGTGCTTTCTTGCCATGCCTGCTGGTCCTGGGCCTGCTTTAGCACCCGGTCAGCTTCGTTGGCCAAAAACTCACCGGCAGTTTTCATGGCCTCTTGGGCTTCTGCCTTGCTGTACTCGGAATCCCCAAGGCGAGCGTAGTCTTGCAGCTGCTCTTGCAGCGGAGTATTCATTACCCCGGAGATGAACTCACCGACCGGAATGGACACTTCACGGTTATCAATGGTCCCTTCCTGGAGCTGCTCAAATGCGCTGGGCAGGCGCTGCTGGAGTTCTTGTGCCTCGATGCCAGACTGGGCAAATACGTCAGCCAGAAGCCGTGCGTCAAACCGAACCGGGGCATTCTCACCCATTTCATTGACCACACGGGTGAAGTCTTCAGGACTCAGCTGTGCGAGCTTGGTATTCATTGCGGTTTGCAATGCCTGCTGCAATGCCTCTGCCCTTTGCAAAGCCTCGGTGGCTTCGAGCTGTTGACCTTGAATAGACTCAATGAGTTTTAGGCTGGATCGGCCAGCACCGGTCTGAATAGCACCACCAAAGATGGTGGCCACGGCAGTTTCTGCCAACGCTTCTGGCTGCTCTGCCAAGAATTGGGATAAAGATTTCTGAGGGTTGACGATGGCCCACTCGTTAAAGTTCTGCCACAGAGTGGTTCCCATCTCCCCTGGAATCTCCCGGAAGATTTCGTAGGCCAAGAGCTTGGTTGCAGATTGGCCGGCAAGTAGATTTTTGGCGAACCCGGCAAAGCCCAGGTAGCGCTCCATGGTGTATTCGGCAATGCCGTCTAAGGCCGCATGGTTTAGCGAGCGGCCAATGTCCACGCCTTTTTCACGGTCTTGCTGGTAGGTGTTAGATGCCGCTTCAGTTGACATCATGGTCAATGCCGTCTGCCATCCCGGAGGCCCAAGAAAAGCCAGCGGAATGTACTTGACCATCTGTGCGCCAGACTGGACACCACTTCTGACCGAGCGCTCCCAGAACGTGTCTGGCAGGGGCGCAATCTTCTTGTATCCCTCTTCGGTCGCCTTGGCCATGTTGGCGTAGTCTTGTGCGACCTTCTCAAAGATGTTGTCTTCAAATCCAAGGGCACGGCCAGCCCGGCCAATTGGTTCTAAAGCCATGCGACCAAGAGATTCTGAAGACTGCTTGGTTCCGTAATAGATTGCAGCCAGGTCTTGTGGCAATCCACCACCACGGCGAGCGCCCATCATGTAGCTGGTAAATGCGCCAACGTAATCGCTAATGCTGCTTAGGTTGTCTGCGTCATCCTTGGCAAGACCTGCGAAATTTGGGTCTGCGTAGTTTTTCGATAAAGCCGGCGAGCGCTCAGATGCCGAAAGAATCCCACGCTCTTTTTGGCGCTGCAAAAACATGGCCGCATTGGCCTCAACGGTCTCACGGTCAATGCCTGATTCTTTGGCAATCCGGTTGACCTGAGCGAGCTGATTAGGGTCCTTATCAATCGACAGCGTCAACGAGCGCTGGATGGCTGCTCGCTCTGCTTCTTGCTGGTCTTTTAATCGTTGTGTGATGCGGTCTTCAATAGAGCTTACGACAGGCGCATCTGTCTTTTGCTCTAAGGTGATACGAGAACGGATGCGACTTTCGAGCTGGTTGTCCATTATTCTTTTGGCTTTCCTTCAGCAACCCATTGATCGACATAATCCCTGGCGGTCGGAATGCGCTTGAGCTTTCTAAACGCATTGTTTGTCGCCTCAATAATTCTTGGTGGGACACTGCTCATCTTAACGTCAACGCCGCCATAAAGCACCGTTGTATTTTTGAAATCCTCAGCAGGGATGACAACACGGGGTACGTCATCTTTGAAGAAAAATCCCTGGCGAACCGTGTCTCTAGCAATCAGAGAAATCTCGTCACGCTTCTCATCAATCGTGAGTGGTGCTTGTTTACGCTGCGCCCGAAGTGTCAGCGCCTCTTCAACCCGGTCACGCACCATGGCAATCTTGACCTTGTCTGCCTTTCGGTCGGCACGAAGACCAAACATTGGAAGCGCAGCATTAAAGGTGTCGTTATCAATCTTGGCATTCATGACTTCTGGGCTGCCGGCAAGTTTTGCTCGCTGCTCTTTGAGCTTGCGGCCAAGGTCACCACCAAGACTAGATGCCACCACATTGACTTCAGCTGGTGACATTGCACCAAGGCCAGCTGGGTCCGAGATGTATCCGTAGTAGCGCTCCCAGTCCTCATCGGTGGCAGCCTTTTTGTTGTAGTTGGCCACCTTGCCAAGAATGTCCATCTGCTCTGCCGGGCGCAGGCTCTTAAACTCTGGGCTTGCCTGCATTGCGGCAACGCCCTTGGATAGGCCAAGGTCAATCACGCTGGATTGGCGTGACATCGAGCGCTCTTTGGCTGAGTAGTTGTGAGTGCGAGCCAGGTCATCCAATAGCTTGTAGGTGACATCACGCTCTTTTTCGCTGATGCCAGGAAAGTTTTCGTCAACGTAGGAGCGCATCTTATCCAGGCTGACCGGGTCATCATCGTTTTTCACGAAGATTTTGAATGCGGTGTTGGCCATGTTGCGAGCAGACCCCATGTCTGCATTGTTTTTGGCCAGCTCTTTGTAGGTTGACCACTCGGTCGGGTCCAGCAAATCCAAAAATGCGTTGCCAGAATTTTTCTTTCCTGACTTTGCAGCAGCATCCATTTGGGCAATCAAGACCTGTGGCATATCCCTAGCCATGGCTTCAGCACCGGCACGGCCAAACGACAATCGCAACTTTTGGGTAAGGGCAGCCTTTCGGGTTGGCGTGTCATTCATGGAATCAATCAATGCCTGCTGCTCGCCCATGAGCTTTGACAGATTGGCCTCGGTTGGGTCGGTATACACCACCTGGGCCGCCTTTGTGATCCCGGTCTCCATCAGCGAGTAGCGATGGTTTCTGCCCTCGGTTGCCTCAAATGCGATGGCATTGGACAACACGTTTTGGCGCAGGGTAATCAAGCTCTGCTGCAAGAATTTCTTGCTGGTGGCATCAGGTGCAGTCTTCACCACCTCATCAGCCCACGGGTCAAACTCTGCGGCCAGCCCAGATGTGAAATTCGCAGCTCCAGGCTGCGTTGATTCTTGAGCTTCTTTAAGTCTTTGCGTCCACTTTAATGCTGCGTCAGCACTGCTATTGGCAGCCCATGCCTTGGCATTTTCCTCTTCGACATTGATCTGCGCCTGGGCCATCTGACCCATGGCTTTTCCGAGCTGCTCCATGGAGCGCCCCATTGCACCTGTGTCAGTCCTGGGTGCGGAAACCTCACGGACACCCATGCCCTGGTTGACGGCCTGTCTTTCTTGGTAAATAGGTATGCGTGGCATGATTAGTTGTAAGCCCCAGGTGATAGGAAGTTGCTGCCCATTCGGGTCTCGTATGTCGAATTAAAGGTCTGAGTCGATGGCGTATAGCCCTTATAAGCCTGGGCAGATCCAGACAGAATCGATGCGGCAGCGCTGACGTAGGAAGCCTTCTTGGCAGCCTTGCCGGTAGCCATTGCAACATCGCCTGCATATTTATCGAACTCAGCCTCAGCCAACAATCCTTTTGCCTTTAGGTCACCCTCATAACGAATGGTCAGGGCATCCAGTTCTGCCTTGGCAGCCGAGTCTTCCATGATGTCCAACGCAGAGCCACCCCATCCAATACCAGCCTGGGCAACAGCTGCTCGTTGTTTGCCAAGGATGTCCCGTGCGCCACGACGCTGCTGCTCTTCACGGGCATTTGCCTGTTGACTAACAATGCCTGCCTCAATCTGCTTCATCCGGGCGTTGTACTGCGAGGCCTGCTGCTGTGAGCGACCTTGTGCCTCGGCCATCTTGCCTTGTTGCAAAGCGCCGACAGCCTGCATGGCAGATGCGGCGATGATTAGACTTCCGCTAATTGGGTCAGCCATGTTTTATCCTTGAATACAGCAGACAATCCCTGCCTAGTGGGCTGAAGTTCTTCATGTACCCTTCGTACTCAAACCCCAGCATCTTGATCCATCGATGGCCAGGCTCGAAGTCTGAATCGACAAATGCCTCCACACGCTTAAATTCGGTGGCCTCCAAAAACCGCTGGACCGCCTTGTGAATCCTCACAAACTGCTTGCCGGCATTAGCCGAAATCAGCCCCCAGGCAATGGCTCGATTCTCCCACTGTTTGACCACGCCAGCACACGCCAAGACCTCACCCTCATGGATAGCAGTAAAGCACGGGCCGGCAGCCTTTAATGCGTGGCCATACTCCTCATCAAAGAACACAGACACAGCCGCCTGAGATGGCTGTAAGACCAGTATCTCAAGGTGCTTAGGCTGGAATGGTTCAATGTGCATCGTTATTCCTGGGTCTGTAGTTCAGGCATGATGGCCACCACCGTCATTGGCAGTGGCTGCTCTTGCTTTACAACAATGAATCCGTCTGAGTCATATCCATTGGGCCACTCGATTTCTTTGTCGCCAGTAAAGACCGGTGGCGGCGCATCCATCTGGTCTGATCCACTACGGAACTGAATCTCATCCAGGGTATTTTCGTCTGGTCCAGCCTTTGCGCCAAGGGTTGCCAAGAATCGAATCTTCACATCCGTGATTCGCTTGGTCTTTCCCTGAGCGGTTCCACTGGTAGCACCAGCCTCTGGCCGCATGGTCTTTAATGTCGAGCCAAACGGAAGGCCCACATGCACCACACTTGCCGGCAGCTGTAACGTAATCTCTCCAGATGCCACCGTCCGGTTTGGATGCGTTGCACCATCAGCAAGGATGGCCACCTCTTTGCCCTCCAGGTGGTCCAATCCAGACAGGGTGGTCACAGGCGAGCCGTCATAGGTCAGCCCTGAGTCGACAAAGAATGCGTCTTCAATGCTGGAGTCTTCGTCAAAGTCAATCCAGAGGTACTCGATGTATCGCTTGGTCACGCCATCAATGGTGCGCTTCACAATCATCCACAGGTCATCCTGGTCACCAAACGGGCTTGGGATGGTCGCAATCGATTCGACCACACCAGACCCCCCGAGGATGTGGCGATGCCAGCCAAGAACGTCCTGCTCACGATTGAATGTAAATCCGAGGAGCTGGCCATCATCACGGACCAGCCAGATGATTGAGTGGGGTTCCTGCTGGTAGGCAAGAGAGGTCACGCCACCAAAAGTGATGTGTTCTGCCAAGACCGTCAGGTCAGAAGACTTAAATCCGTTCTGGCCAAAGTCATAAATCAGCTCACGAAGTTTTTGCCCTGCCCGTTGAATGAACAGCACAGACTCACCCACCAAAAGCGGGATGACCGAGCGTGAGCCATAGGTGGATTGCTGGGTAATCTTGACGTTATCTGGACCCAGGGGCTGGTCGGTGGTCACCTCTCCCAGCACAAACTCAGCACCAGCAGTGCCAATCAAAAGGCCATCAGAGGGGGCAAGCCACTCGACCTTGTTGACCTGACCGGATGCCACCTCAACCGAAATTGCCTGGTCGGCCACCACCTGACCGCCATCATCTCTGTCTGCAAAGTTCTCATAGTCGCCGGCAACCGACAGGTCAATGTCCTGCTCGGTAGCAAAGCACAGCCGCTCGCGAAAGAACGTCACCTGACTTGGCCAGCCACGGGTGGATGACCACTTACCAAATGCCCATCGATTGGTCGCATTACCCGAGCCAACAGCCCCTGAAGGCAGGCGAGACAATACCGTTGCGGAAACCACTGTGGAGCTTGTAAAGCCGGTGATCTTGACCCACCCATACCCTGGGTCCCGGAATGCCCACTGAACGCCAGGGTCGCCGTCATAGACCGCCCCAGCGCTATGCAGTGGCTTGACAGTACCGGTGGTTCCAGAGGTGAGCGCCTCATAGGTCTTGCCATCAGAGCGGCGGCGAGCGCCTGCGGTAATGGTTTTGGCCACCTCCCACTGGGCAATGCCGTCCAGGCTTTTCTGCTCCAAAAGGAAAAGACTTCCAACGTCTGAGGATGCAAAGAGCGCAGCCGATGCAGTCAGAGTTATAGAACCTGTTTCGGCAGAGCCATAGACGGTGATTGCGGCATCTGGGTCCACATCCTCAAACGGACCACCGAAGAACTCGATGTTGGTCAGGGTCCAGCGGGTAGCGCTAAACCGGGAGAGCTTCTTGGGCGGGTAGTTGGGGTGGACGATGTAGATAACGTCAGCAGACTGCACCCAACGAAGTCTTAGGGTGTTATTCGATGCGGTCAGGTCTGCAAGTGTGTAAGGGGTTGGAATCTCGTAGACGGTCCCGGTAAGGGCGTACCAGTTTCCTGCTGACAAATCCGTTGAAAATGTCCCGGATGTGTGAGCCACCTGGCAGTAGTAGTTCACGCCACCTTGAGCCACCAAGTCACCCACGGCGTAAGCAGTTGATGTCACCCAGGCCGACAAAGTTCCTGTCTGAACCTGGCCATAGTTGGTGAAGAATCTGATGTACCGGTCGCCAAACTCTAGGATGTATGCTTGGCTTTCAGAGAACTCAAACGGCAGCAGCCATGTCCGGTCATTGGAGTCTTTGACTTCTTCTGCGAAGTACGTCCCAGACCGACGGCGAGCAGGACCCTGGACCAATGGCAGGAAGTTCTCCATCTTCTTGCAGCCAGACCCATACTTCTGAAGGTCAACACGACCGTCCAGCGTTGGGGAGAGTTCGCCTGCATTGAAACTCGAGAATATGGGATTTGCGTTAGCCATTTTCAATCCACTGGAGACCAAACTCAGCCACCTGCGACTGAGCCGATGTGTTGGTCATCTTAAAAAGGTACGACGTATCTGCCTTTAGCACGGCATAGTCCGAGTCTACGGTCGCACCAGCAGCTGTACCGCCAGTACCACCAAGCACCGGGTCATAGTAAATTTCAGGCCCAAGGGTCACGCTGGTTGGGTCAATCAGTATCCCGGTAACAGCCACATTGGTCGATGCCCGGTTGCGGTTAATCGGCACAAACAGAGTCCCGCCAACGACATCCGTACAGTTCTCGTAAACAGCAACCTCGGCAGCCGCACCGCACTCTGCTTTCAGACCAACCCCAATTGGGCGGCCAACAGCGGTGGTAATCAGAATCTGAATTGATGCCCTTGCAGCCAGTAAATTTGTCGATGAATAGACCTTGTATGCGTAAAACGTAATGCCATCAATGACTGCCTGTATATTGTCAGAGCGGGTAATTAGCGGGTAATTTGCGCCGGTCACAACCTGCCGGTCATCTCGTAGCTGCTGGGTTACAGATACGAACCTGGATGTGCTGGTTTCTGACTCTCGCTCGACATAGATTCTGGTCATAGCCTCGACATCACCCAGGAGTCATCAGGAAGGTCTTGTGGTGGAAGTTCAATGGCGTTGGCACGAATGGCCATCATGATCGCCGTGTTGTAATCGTCCTTCACGGACTCTTTCTTGCTATTCGATTGCGTCAGGTCCTCGCACATCTCCATTGCCAGGCGACACGCAAAGGCCTCCACAAAGGTAGCATCCCACTGGGTCGTGTCTGCTACCCGGGAGACATACCGAATCTTTAGCGGCGCATCCTTGTTGGTAAGGATTTTACGGCCCTCAATAGTGAACTCTTGAGTGTTTGCATTGCGGTAGTCATCCAGGTTCGGACCGGGATAAATATCGTCAACCTCAAGCAAGCGAAGGCAATCCGGTGGAAGCTGATACTCGTAGTCGTACCCCCATGCAGGGGTTGTAGTCAGAGCTGGGAGCGAATCCCGCTTAATCGTAAACGACCAAAGGTGCGCCCGAAGTTCTGCGTCACGCACCACGTTGAACATGGAGTTGACTGAGCGAGACTGCTTATTGTCATCCGCAAAGGAGATGATTCGAGCAGCACCGAGCTTGGTCAGCGCCCGGTTGGCAATCTCAACTTGTGAGGCCATTGGCTAGTCCTTAAGCCGGTGGCCATTTGTTTTGCAAGATGTAATCTTTGAGATTCTGCAATGCGACCAGAACCTGCTCTTTAGATGCGCCATCAGCCAGGTCAACAGTCACCTCGATGGTCTTGCCAGTCGAAGACGAGTCCTGAGTAACCGTGGTGAACTTAGCACCCTTCTCAATTCCAAAGTAACGAACAGCCATGGTGATCTCCTAATAGAGATGGGGGGCACAAGGCCCCCCCGTTTTACTTAAGGTGCAGAGTAATACAGGTCAACAATCAACGTGCCGCTCGAAGGCAAAGCAGCGGTGGTGTTGGTCAGAATCACTGTCTCACCAGCGGTCAGCGGTGCGTCATCCACTGCGGTCGACACGCCAAAGAGCGTGGGAGCAGCAGCGGTAAACACAGCGGCAGCACGGTACTTAGCAGCCGTACCAGAGACACCGATGGCAATCGTGGAGCTGCCAAGCGTTGCCGATGCATTGAGAATACCGTATGCAAAGGCGTAGCCGGCAGGCACGGAAGCCAAGACGATGGTGTCGCCATCAGCCTGGGAAGCCAGAGTGATAGTGGCACGGAAGCGGCGCAAGCGACCACCCTGTACAGCACCGTTGGAGTTGGTAACAGGAACTGATTCCAGACCTGCGACTTCTGAAGCGTAAGTGTTAGCCATGATTTATCTCTCCTTATGCTTCGTTGCAAAGAATGTCCACAACCTTCTTCTCTTCGGTACGGGTAGCACCGAACGTGCCTTTGACATAGACCTGGGTTGCATAGCCTTTGTCATCACGCTGAGAAATCATGGTTGAGATGTCGTTCCACATACCCAGATGCACACCGCTCTTGGCATAAGCCACGGCACGGCGATACGGGTCTGTAGTAGCAGGAAGACGCTCACAGTGGATGAAGTTAAAGCCCATGAATGCGCTGATACGGCCATCCACCAATACTGGGCGGGTGTTGTAATCAAGCGAAATCGTCTGAGCTTCGTTCAACAAATCGTCATGCTGCTTGGCGGTGATGATGACGAACAGCTGCTCGTTATCGATGTCCACCTCGTTCTTCATGAGGATTCGTTTTGCTTCACGCAGTTTTGCAACAGTTAAACCTACGTTGCCGGTAGCGCCATGGTTAACGGCAACACGCTGGCCAGAGGTATCGAACACGGTGTTGGTCGTGCCGTTCTCGCCGGTTTTATTAGTGCCAAAAATGCCGGTGATGATTTCGTCGTCGATGGCACGGCCCAGTGCATAAGCACCGTTCTGAGCATACGAAGACTGGGGATCAATCAGCATGCGCAGCTTGTCCTGGTCATCGATGAGGTCGGCCCACTCATAGTCGGTGGGGAATACCCAACGAGCATCAGCAGGGGTCGAAATCAGCGGCGTGTCACCGTGACGAGTCGTGCGCTTTTGTGCGGTTACTGGGCCAACCTGCTCAACAGCCTTGGCAGCCTTACCAGTGTAAGAACCGACAGTGACCGAATTACGCAGCTTGGAGCCTTTTTGTTGTAGCAACAGAGACACGTTGGTCGTGTACTGTTGTACAAAATGGGTAGGTACTGAGAATGACATTTCAAGTCCTCCTAAGAATTGACAAAAATGGGAACTACTTTCTGTCGAAGGGCTTGTCCAAATTCTGGGGCCGTTCTAGCCAATCAAGCTGGCTTAACGCTTGGCGGTCTTCCCCGCCTGCCCTGTGGGCCCATGGGTGGGTTGTCCACTGTCACCGGTTTTCACCGTCCCAACTACAAATGCCTCGTAGGCTTTCGCCCGATCAATCACCATGTCTGGTAAATGATCGAGGCGATGCGCCAATTTTAAGCACTCTAGTCTGATTTGTGCAATATCCATTATTCTGGGTACGCCGCACGAAGCAAGCGCTCCATCTCAGCCCGGGCATCAGCATTGCCACCCAGATACTTAGCCGTCCAGTCAGGGTCAGCCTTCAATTGGCTAATCCGAACACGGGCAGCCTCAGGTGAGACACCAAAACCACGGTTGCCCTGGCCATCCACAAAGGTGTCCTCAGACAATCCCTTGCCGAACTTGTAGAACAGCTCCATGGTCTGCTTGGTCCCGATGGCGGCTTCCATCTTTTCAATCATGTCTGCGCTCATACCGACTTGACGGGCAGCACGGCGGCCAGCCTCGATGTTGGCATCGAAGTCCTTGCCCCACTCCTGCTGGAGCTGGGCCATCTCAGCCTCGGAATTCTGCAATAGGCTTTCTTGCTGACTGCCGGCCATCTCTTGCTGGGTCTGATTCCACCAACTTGCCAGGGCATCAGCCTGCTTGGTGTTAAGACCGGCATCATGAAATACCTTGGCAGCACGTTGTGCGAACTCACCGGTATCGCCTTGTGGGATTGGCAGCTTGTACTGGTCTGGACTCTTGGGTCGACCAAGGCGGTCGTAGACCTGGTTCCACTCATCTGCTGCGGCATCCTCTTTTGGGAGTACGAGACCCCGTCCTGCTTTGTCAGCCCCTAAGAACTTTTCCAGGTTGGCGTAGCTGGTGATTGCGTCCACCGGTGTCTGCCAGCCTTTGGTCTCTACCAGACCACGAACTTCGTCTGGGAAGGATTGATACCAAGGCGCTTGTTGTTGCCCTGCAGCGCCGTCAGGGTTGCCAGCGGGTGCTGACCCTTGTTGGTTATCCATTATTTTTTTCCTCTTCGTTCAGATTAAAAATCACCCTCTCATCGATATGAAGGTGCGCAGTTATCCTCAACCAAACCTCCCGCCTACCTTCAGCCATAGCTGAGGCAATTGGGTCGACTGATCGAGAGATTGGGGAGACCACCGCTGTGGATTGGGTGGCACGGCAGAACTTGGCAAGGTCAGCAAGGACAATCTGCCCGTCAGCAGACAGACCATCCTCACCCAAAAACAACCTGCGGTAGGCGTAACGCCGTCTTAAAATCTTCTCTAAGAGTTTTTTCATGCGGGTAACGGACCGGGCACATTACCGGCAATGGCCTGAGTCTCAGCCAGGGTCTTGGCAGCGCCGGCAGCAATAGGCGCAGCAGCCAATAGCTGTTGGGCTTCAGCCGCCTGGGCCTGCTGTTCCTTGAGCGCCATGACATCCTCTTTGCTTCGCAGAATCTTGGCAGGCACACCGTTAATCTCAGCCAGCTCACGGGCAATCGCATCTGGGTCAAAGATGTCCATCACGCCAGGGTCAATCTGAGCCAATGGCGCAACAGCCTCAAGTGTTCTCAGGATGGCCACACCCTCTTCAGCTCGCTGGGCACGGTTTAGCGGAGACACATACTCCACCTCAAAGTCTCCCTGGGCTTCCATCAATGCCTCTGGCATGTCTGGCAAGACTCCAGCCCGGGCCAGGATGTCAATCTCACGCTCAATTAATGGTCCAAGCATCTCAGACTGCTGGCGACCCATAGTAGGCGCAAGCAATGCCCCCTTTTCCTGGGCACGAAGCATGGCCTCGGTTGCCGTCATGTTGGGCGCTTCCACCAGAATCTGGAAGAGCGTAATCAGGAAGGCATCATTGATGACCTTTCGGCGCTGCTCCATCATCTCCATACCGATGTCAACACGAGCGCCGGTGGCAAGGGGCACGACCGTCTGCCGGCCCTGGTCATCCACACCGCCATAGTTCAAGGCTCCTGGACGGGTATTGAATGCCTGCAAGACACCATCTTCTTGAAGCAATAGCGGTGGGTCCACAATCTTGTGGGCAGCTCGCATCACGGTCTTGCTCATCTCGTTGATCATTTTGATGTCAGGCAGCACCGTCATGGCAGGTGAGCGGCCATAGACCTCTTTCGGTCCAGTTACATACCGGGAGATGGCGTAAGGAAACGTGCGAAACCCGCCACGGGAGACAATCTGATTGCCGTCCATGGACAGGTAATAACTGGCAAACTTCATGCCCCTGAAGTCCATCTTGCTGGGCATGTAGTCTTCATTGGGGTGTACGCAATGAATGAACTCGAACTTCTGCTCAGGACTCTTTTCTAGAGCGGTCCGAATCTTCTCGGGGATTTTGTCCACACCGAACTTCTGAGCGGCTTGGCGAGCGGTCATCTCGAACTTGCGGTGGACCTTATCGATGACCCCGGCATAGTTCTCGCAGAAATAAATCTCGGACAGGTGGATAGACTTGTACCGGATGCCATAGCCCATGATGTCTTCAATGAGCAGCGCACCGGAGCCGAATGCGCCCAGGGAGACATAGGTCTCATGGACCTGGGAGGCGAAGTTCGCCTTGGGGCTGTATCGCACCTGAAAGAGGATGTTGGTCACCTCGTCCAGATAGGCTTGGACCTCTTTGTTGTCTTGCAGCTCGTGTTGACGGGCCTTTAGCTTGTGCCATCTTTGGGTGCGTGGCGTAAGCATTGACTCCATCGCTGCGGTAAATCTATCCAAAGCCAGACCCGCCGTGGCATCAAATACCTTCTCGGTGCGCTTCTCGCCCTCGACCTTGTCGGTCGCCTGAAACCAGTTGTTTCTTGGTAGGACACGCTCTGCAATCTCCCGCCAATGTTGTTCCCAGATGCCTCGAGTAGAGACCATCTGCTCATGTTCACGGATGATGTCTTGAGCCTGCATGGTTAGTACCCCAGCAATCGTCTTGCTCCAACGGTTACAGACTCAGCGTCATCAGCCAGGATATTTGCGGCACGACCACGACGTCGGCGCAGCTGATCCTTTTGCATGGCAGACAGAACCGACTCATCAGCCTGAGGAGCCTTAGCCTGGGCGGCTGCCTCTTCTGCCTTCTTAGCGGCTGCCTGCTGGGCCGCAATTGCAGGGCCCATGTCAGGCTCTTTTGGCGCTAAACCCACAGCCTTGACGATTGAGCTGGCAACGCTGGTAATCGGCTTAAAAATGCTCTTAAAACTGAAGAACTCAGGGTAGCCGGTCTTGGGGTTGATCTTGTTCGACGGGTGGCCAACGGTGAATTCGTCCATGCTGACCTGACCATTTTCGAACAGGCTCTTGAGAACCTTCTGAACTTCTTGGTTTTTTGCCATGTCAGCAGGGATAACAATCTCGCCTGCGGTCAGGTGGCCAACGATGGTGTCGGTTGCCCGGCCAGATTCTTCAATGTCCTCAAGAATGTCGTCCATATCGTCCATGTCATCCATGCTATTCCCCCAAAAGTCGTTTTTGTTCTGTGCGTGCAGCGCCACCGCCTTCGCCTGCAAGGATGTTGGCAGCACGACCACGGCGCTTCATCTGGCCGCCAATCTGCTCCCGCGCCTGCTGGACAGCTCCTGGTGGGACTAAAGAGGCTTTGGCCACT